TACTAAAAGTTCTATTAAATTCAAGCACTTACATAATTAAAACAAACGACAATGGTTTAGAAGAAATAATAGTACAAGGACTACCCCCTGTACCTGTAGATTCTTTAGGGCGCAAATGGGTTAGTTGGGTGGATACCCCTCAGACTACATTAAAAGAAATGAACGTAGAAGATACGTTTGTATTCGTAGGTGTTACAGCAAGTGGAGTCATGCCACAGTTAGCTACACCAACAGGCTTATTAGAGCCTCATAAAATACAAGCAGCACTGGCTGAATCAATTCTAATACAGGATAGTCCACAGATACCTGACTATGCAACAGGTGTAGAGCTATTAATGTTATTAGTTTCTGTAGTAGTAGTTTGGTTTATTCTTAGTTTGTTTGGTATTACATTAGGTATTAGTTTATTTGCATTAACGATGGTAGGTAACNCTTATCTAGGGTTCTATTTAATACAGAAAGGTTTGCTGATTGACGTAACGTGGACATTAATCTGTCAGTTTATAACTGGCTCTACCGCGTTTTACCTAAGATTTAGAGAGCAATACAAACTTAGACAACTGGTTAAAAAACAGTTTGGTAAGTATCTTGATCCGCGTATGGTTAAGAAACTACAAGATAACCCTGAGTTATGTAAGATTAATGGCAATAGAGTTGACTGCTCTATTATCTTTACAGACCTACGAGGTTTTACCAGCTTGTCAGAATCTGTAGAGCCTGAAATGGTGACATACATTATGAATAATGTCTTAGACGTACAGGTAAAAGCAGCTAATAAATATTTTGGATGTACTGATAAATTTATCGGAGATGCTGGAATGTTTCACTGGAATACTATTATTCCTCAACCTGACCATCATAATCTTGCTTTGCAAGCTGCAAAAGAAATTGAAAAGAATATAGACCAGTTAAATGTTAAATTTAAAAAAGAAGGAATACCTGAAATTGCTATAGGCATAGGGGTTAATAGTGGTGTATGTATTGCTGGAAACTTTGGAGCTACTGATAGATTTGCATTTTCACTTATAGGTGATCCCTGTAATGTAGCAGCACGTTTAGAATCAAGCACTAAAATTGCTGGTGTAGGTACATTAATAGGAGAAGAAACTGCCAAAAAGTCTAAATTTAAGTTAAGATTATTAAAACCAATTAAAGTTAAAGGAAAGTCTAAACCATTGCAGGTATATACATATGAAATTTAAACTAATTAAAAATTTAATCGGTGCTGTTGCACCAACTATAGGAACAGCATTAGGCGGTCCTATGGGAAATATGGCAGCAAACATGGTAGCAGATGTTTTAGGTTGTGATCCTGCTCCGAAAAAAATAGAAAAAGCTATGGAATCTGCAACACCCGAACAGCTTGTAGAACTTAAAAAAATGGATACAGAGTTCGATGTTAAGATGAAAGAGCTAGATGTAGATTTGTTTGCTCTTGAAACAGCAGACATACAAAGTGCAAGAGGTATGTTTTCTAAAGATTGGACTGCTCGTATTATAGGTATAACAGTAGTAGGTGGCTTTATGGGATATATATTTCTAGTTACGATTTTGCCTCCAGAAGCAAACAGTGAGGCATTAATCAATTTAGTTCTTGGATACTTGGGTGGTCTTGCAAGTGCTATCATATCGTTTTACTTTGGTGCTTCTCATAAACAGGATAACTAATGAATACTTCTGAAGAAGGTCTTAATTTAATTAAAAAGTTTGAAGGATGTGAATTAGAAGCTTATCGTTGTTCTGCTAATGTTCTTACAATTGGTTTTGGTAGAATTAAAGGAGTTAAAGAAGGTGATACTTGCACTAAAGAACAAGCTGAAGAATGGTTACATGAAGAACTAACAGAATATGAAAGTTATATAAACGATATGGTTGATGTTGATTTAACACAAAATCAATTCGATTCTTTAGTTTCTTGGGTTTATAATTTAGGTCCATCTAACTTAAAAGCATCTACATTGCTTAATGTTTTAAATGCTGGTGAATATAAAAATGTACCAGAACAAATAAAAAGATGGAATAAAGCTGGGGGAAAAGTTTTAGATGGTTTAATCCGCAGAAGAAAAGCAGAAGCCTTATTGTTTGAAGGTAAATTATGGAATAAGGTGTAGCTATGCCTTTAATTAAGTATATTTTTAGACCAGGTATAAACAAAGAAGGAACTAACTATAGTAATGAAAATGGTTGGTTTGATGCAGATAAAGTAAGATTTAGAAAAGGAAAACCTGAAAGAATAGGCGGTTGGAAAAAAAATACTTCAAGTACGTTTATAGGCACTTGTAGAAAAATATATCCTTATAGAGCAGTTGATGGAACAGATTTTACTATATTAGGAACACATCAAAAACTATATGTAAAACAAGGAGACAATTTTAACGATATAACGCCTATACGAGCTACTACCACTAATGGTATTGTTTTTTCTGCAACTAGTGGTAGTGCGGTAATAACAGCCACTGATAACNATCATGGTGCAGTAGTTGGTGATTTTGTTACTCTTGCTAGCGCAGTTTCATTAGGTGGATTAATTACTGCTGATGTTTTAAATCAAGAATATCAAATAGTCAGTGTTCCCTCAGTAGATACTTTTACTTTTACAGCTACAGCTACAGCAAATGGAAGTGATACAGGTAATGGTGGATCGGCTGCTGATGCAGTTTATCAAATTAATACTGGCTTAGATGTTTATGTTGAATCTACAGGTTGGGGTGCAGAAACTTGGGGTGCAGGAACATTTGGTTCTTCTAGTGCATTATCTTCTTTAAGTCAGTTAAGGCTCTGGTCTATAGATAACTTTGGAGACGATACTGTCGCTAATATAAGAGCTGGTGGTATTTTTTACTGGGATAAATCATCAGGTGCAAGTACAAGAGGAACAAACATATCAGCTTTAACAAATGCAAGTAATGTACCAACAATAGCATTACAAATAATGACTTCGGATGTTGATCGTCATGTAATTGCTTTTGGTTGTAATACAATAGGTTCTGCAGCAATTGATCCTTTACTAGTTAGATTTTCAGATACAGAAAGTATTATTAATTGGACACCTACTTCAACAAATCAAGCTGGTGGAGTTCAGTTATCTCAAGGTTCTGAAATCATACATGCTATAAAATCTAGACAAGAAATTATAATTTTTACAGATGTTGGTTTAGTTTCAATGAGATTTGTTGGTTCTCCATTTGTTTTTTCTTTTACAGAAATAGCAGAAGGATTTTCTTTAATATCTCCAAATGCTGTAGTTAATGCTGATAACAAATTATTCTTTATGGATAGAGGTGGTTTTTATTTTTACTCAGGTAATGTTTCAAGATTGCCATGTACTGTATTAGATTATGTTTTATCTGATTTAAATTATGGACAAGCATTTAAAATCTTTGCTGCTGTTAATTCAAGTGTAAATGAAATTATGTGGTTTTATCCTTCAACTAATAGTTTAGAAGTAGATAGATATGTTTTATATAATTATTTAGAAGGTGTTTGGAGCATAGGCACTACTACAGATAATTTTGTTAGAACAGCTTGGAATGAAGCACATTTTTCAGATTTTCCAATAGCTGCTAGTAAAAATAATAGTACAGTCAATATTAACTATTTATATAATCATGAAGATGGTCATGGCGATGAAGATAATTCATTTACTGCATATATAGAATCTAGTGATTTTGACTTGCAACCTGATGGTGATCATTTTTTACAAATACAAAAATTAATACCTGATGTAAAATTTAGAGATCAAAGTAGTACATCAGACACAGTATCTTTTGTTATTAAAGGAAGAAATTATCCTTTAGAAAATCTTTCTACTTTACAAACAATTGATGTAACGCCAAACTCTACCTTTAGTAATACAAGAGCTAGAAGTAGACAATGTGCTTTAAGAGTAACAAACTCATCAAGTAACTATGGATGGAGACTGGGTGATTTAAGATTAGATATTAGATCAGATGGAAAAAGATAAATGCAAATAAAAAATATTACATTACCATTACCATTGCCAGAATATAATAAAGATGATGAAGCTGCTACTAGAAGAATTATAGAACAAGCTATAGAAACTTTAGCAATAAATTTAAAAAAATTAGAACAACTAGAAAGCAATGTTATTAGTAATGCAATAAGAAAAAAACAATTTTTATTAATGGGTGCAAAACATGGCTGATGTGCTAAAAGTATTAGGTCAAGTAGACCCAGCTGCTACTACAGTAACTGTTCTTTATACTGTACCT